ACTATCGTTTGAATTATTCCTACTACCAAATTCGACCTTAGAAGACCTTTTTATATCACTTTGTTTCAAAGGCATTCTTGGGTCACTTTCTCGCATAAGATTCTGGTCAACACCGTCGATAGCAGACTTTGCCTGCTGTGCAAAATAATCATTTCTTGATTGTGCGGTTTCTTCAGGAACTTTAGCGAGTATTAGTCCTCCAACACCAATAACCCCTTTATTTCTTCCGTGGTCAATACTAGGTGCTTCGAAATCAGGATAATCTTCTGCTCTCACAGGTTCATAGCCTTCTCTAATACGTTTAGACATATTAGATTTATCATCGTTACCTCTAGTAGCTTCACGAATCCATCTGAATTTATATCCAGGAGGAGGTGTGGGTGCATCTAACATAGATGGGGGTGTCCAAGGTTTTCTGCGAGTTTGAGAGTCTCGTGTCTCTGCAGACCTAGAGTTTCTGTCTGTGGCGACTTCAGTTTTATTAATTTCTTCTGTCATTTTATACTCCTTCGATATGCTTAGCATATTCGGTTAATGGAACGCCTAGTCTTTTAGCTATTGCTACTTGACTTGGTGTTAATTTTACTTTGCGTGCACCTTTCTTACCTGCAACTCCAGGAGTTGAGGCAGCAACCTGTTGCACGGGGGCTTGTTGCTCTTGCGAAAACTTTGTAGGAAAATTTTGTTTCATCCTTTTATCTACTTCTTTATAGTATTCGTCGGAGGTCGGGTCATATCCCTGTTCTTCGACTAATTCTCTATGTATACCAAAAGCTGCAAAAGTCATAACGGTATCTTGACCGAACCAACTATTTTCTTTTGCCCATGCCTCTGCCTTTGGGTCAGGGGCGGGTGGTGCATTAGTCTGTAGTTGGACTGGTTCTTGCGTTTGCACATATTGCTCTGCTTTTTTATCTCTAATTGCTTGTTGTGCTTGTAGCCTTTTTAAATTTTCAGCTTCAGCACTAGCACGAGATAATTTTTCTGTTGCATTCGCAATACCTTCTGCATCTCCTGCATCTTGAGCTTCTCTCAAATAAATTTTAGCTCTTTCAATATCCGATTGTACCCTACTATCGTACTCTTTGAAAAGAGAAGAGTCAGAATTTTTTAATTTTTCTTGTAACTCACCGTTAGTAGATGATACTGATTTTGCGTAAGTTAACGCCTCATCTCTTTGACGTTCTGCTTCACGCATTTTATAAGTAAGTTTATCAATACGTTTTTTAACGTTATCACTTACTTCATCAAGTTCGCTTTTTTGCTCACTTTGTTCTGCAACTGCTTCAACAGATTGTTCTGTTTCTTGTTGCGATTCTTCTTCGTCTGGTAAAACCAGTTCTATATCTTCAGCTGTGTTTGTATTATCTTGCATAATTTCTCCTGTTAATTATGATATGATTGCTTCAGGGTCATCTACGACTGCTAAAATTTCGTCATCGTTTAAAAGTCGCATATCGCCACCTTCTATTTGAAAACGAGCACCAGCATATCTGCCGAATATAACCCAATCACCTTTTTTACACCAAGGACCTTCTGGAAATTTAATAGTATCTCCATAAGCGTCGGGACCTAAAGCAACTACGTGTCCTACAACAGTAGCCAATCTTTCTTTATCGATAGTTTGCCTAGCAAGTTGTATACCACCTTTAGTTGTAGTAGGTAATGTAAAAGGTAAAATTAAGATACGATACCCCGTTGGACGTGGTAACTTATCTGCATGAGATTCGTAGTTCTCTGGAGTAATTAGGTTTTCTTGAGGTTCTAAATCCGCAACTTTACCTTTACTACCAAAGTTATCTACTGTTTTTGGAATAACTGTGTTATTCATTTGCATCCTCCATATTAGAATGAATTGTTTGAATTTCTGCTATTGCAAAACTCAAACCGTTAATTTCACCTACAATCCTTTGGTATTGTTCAAAATTTTCAATACTTCCAGATGCAAGCGTTTGCGTGAGAGAATCAATTCTTTCACGATATTTTTGGAGCAAATGCTCCATAAGTCTTATATGGTCCACTATTTAATATAGTTATACCAAAGTAAGCCTTTAGTCTGTCCATAAGCAGCTTTTACTTTTGACTCTTGACCGACAACTTTGCCGTCAGAATCTATATTAAGTTTTCCTGCTTCCACAACTTTTGAATTAGTTGTGTCCTCAACTGAAGGAACTGACATTTTTTGTTTAGCTCCTTGAGATTTAGGTGATGGATATTCTTTATTTCTATGCATAATTATTCTCCATTATTATTACTACTATCTCGAACAGTTTTCACTAGTTCGGTAAAGTTCTTTTCGGCATCAGCTCTAGTCTTTGCCTCTAATTGTTGTAAATCGATAGCCGCTTTAATTTGTGCTGCTTCTCTTTGTGCATTTATACGTTGCATATCTATTTCTTTATCACGTAAATCTTCTTGTTCTTTTTGCATTAATTGTTCTTTTTCAAGTTGTAGTTGTTGCTGGAACATTTCCATTTGTGGGTTTTGTTGTGCCATCGCTTGTGCTTGTGCCATTGCTTGTGCTTGACCTGTAACTTGTTGTGTAGCTTGTGCTGCCATCATAGCTATTTGGTTCATTACTTCTGGAGGCATTTGTCCATCTTCTATTTGAGGTAATGGTTGACCCATTGCTTGTTCTATTTGTTGTCTATATAACATGGACTGATGTTCTTGTATATTTGCTCCTATTGCTTGTGTTGCTATAGGGTTTTGTTGAACCATAGGATTTTGCATAAAAGCACTATGAGCTCCAATATACGCTTCGTGGTTTTGGAAAGGGTAAGCTTTTATAGGATTACCCGTCATAGCTGCTTGTTGTTCACTTATAGGGTCTCTTGGCGGAACTTCTTCTTCGGGAGGTAATAAAGCGTCAATATCTTTAATATTTAGTGCTATATACATTTTTCTGTAAGATTCTCGTAAATCATGTAATTCAGGAGCTGCTTGTGCCATTTGAAGCTGTGTTTGTGCTAATGTAATACGTTGCGTCATACTAAAAATATTTGGGTCACTAACAGGTATCACATCTACGCTATTATCGAAATCTTCTCTAAATACGTTTTGGTTATTACCTTGTACTTGATAAGGATATTCTGGTGGTAAAAATTCACCGAATACTCTTTTTAATATTTTAAATTCGTTACGTTGTGCATAATGTAAACGTTTATGTATTGCTGACATAATACGTTGACCTTTTTCTAATAACGCTACGGTTGTACCTACAGGAGCTTCACTATTACCGTCGCCTGTTGGATTTTCTACTGTAGCCGCAAACCTTTTACCTGCATCAACTAAAGCACCTAATAACGTGCCTAATGTTCCGCTTGGTTCTTTATAAGGTAAAGGTAAAAACGCATCTTGTAATCTTCCACCAGGAGCATCAACATCTCTCCATTCTCCAGGCTGTAATGGGTCGTCGTGTCTTTGTATATTTAAACCTCTTGATTTAAAACCTGCTGGTAAATTACTTAACGTACCTGCATCAATTAATTGTCTTAATATCGCAGTTACAGATTTAGTTAGTCCGCCCATCATATGTATTAAACCAAAACCATAAAACCCTAATCCAGGAAGGAATTTATAATGCGTAAAATATTCTATCTTTTTACGCATTGGGTCAGTTTCGTTATAATTAGGTCTAATAGCTAAAATTTTATTATTATCTTTACAAATAGTTACGATATAAGGTAATGCTAATCCTGTTTCTTCACCGTTAGCGTCTCTATCTTCAAAACCTTCTAAATCTAAATTTACGTGCATTTCTAACAACGTATATTCTTCATCGTTAGCTGTTCTAGTTAATCCTTGTAATTCATCCATTTTAGAATCAACATCGGTATTATCGTAACCGCCTTCGGGGTCCATCATATCCATATCTTTATATAAACCTGATATTTGTAATTTTTTCAGGTCGTTTGGCGACATATGAATTACATGGGTAATTCTAGGGGACGTTAATAAATCTACAGCGTAATATGGGACAACTAAATCTTCAGATTTTACAAATCTAGCAACAGCTCGTCCGATTGCGGGGTCGTAGTAAACTTTTTTAAATGCAGAACCTGCTAAAGGAAGATAAAATAATAATTGGTCCATTTCTGGGTCGTATTCTTCCATTTTGTAAGTAATTTGATAATTCATAAAGTTTTTAACTCTATTTGCTTTTTCTAATTTAGCATTATCAGTTACACCTAATACTTCAGTATCGACAGGTCCCCCCGCTGGTAACATTTCTTTATACGCTTGTGCTTGGAACTGGGTTACCGCTTCTGCGAGTATTGGGTGGTGTACACCCGACGCACCAATAAATGGTTCTGTCCTATTATCGCTATTAATACCTAATAAATCTAAACCTTCGCTATATGTTCTAAACCAATCGTTACGAGAATCTAAATCTTCTTCAAAACTTTGTATTAATTCTTGTGCTATTGAATTTAATTCGTTATCCTCAATAACTTCCGCTAAATTTTCGCCAAATTTACCTGTTATTTGATTTTCTTCTTCGGCACCAATACTTACAGTGCCATCAGGATTGATAGTTACTTCAGTTTCTTCTGGAATTTCTTGTTGAACTAGTTCAAGCTCAATTTCTTCTTCAGGACGAAGTGGTTGTGGTATCGCTTGTTTTTCTATAACCATAATTTTAGCAGTATAACATTTATTTTATTAATAATAAACCCTTTGGGCTGGATAGTAACTTGGCTCATCGTCCATATCGGTCGAAAGTTGTAAAAAACCACCCGCTCTAAACCTAGCTAACGCTAAAGTCGTAGCATCAACTAAATCATCGTGCTCCCCTGCAGGAAAATCACTAACTTCTTCCATAAGTTCTTCACCAAAACGGTTATCAGGCACCCAAACACGTCCATCTTGGAAAATTGGAGAAACAGAATTTAATCTTGCTATCTTATCTTGCCCTTTTCCTGGACTAAATGTATTAACAGGTATCCCCATACGTCTTAATTCTTGTATTAGTGGTAATCCTGACCCTTTTGCTTCAATAATTATACTATCAGGGTCCCAAAATTCGTATAATCGCATAGCTTCTTGTTTTAATTCAGGAAAATCGAATCTTTCTTTAATACAATCTATTAAAATTAGGTGTGCTTCGTCCCCTTTATAATGTTCTTCGCCTATTTTACCCTCTGGATAGAAGACACCCCACGTTGTTATAGCAGTAAAATCAGCTCTTTCGCTTTTTAAAAACGCTGTATCGTAACTTTGTATTAAATAATCGCACGTTGGTGGTTTTTCTTGTTCCCAAATCTTAAACCAATCTTTAGGAATAATAGAAATACCTTCACCTGTAGGTCTTTGCATATATTGTGCCGCCCATTTAGACGGACTAACAGACGCTTTTATACTTTCTAATTCCTCTAATTTCCAAAATTCTTTCCAAAGGGGTTTACCGCTAGGTAAAATTGCAGGAAATTCTATAACTTCCCATTGGTCTGCACCTTTTTCTTGTGCCATTTTCTTAACTAAACGTCCTGTTAAATCTTTTTTAGACCAACGGGTCATAACTATTACGATTGCACCTCCAGGCTGTAGCCTTTGACGCGGTCCAGTCATAAACCATTCGTAAGCTTCGTCTAATGCTTTATCAGACATAGCGTCTTGTTCGGAATGCGGGTCGTCAATAATAAACAAATCCGCACCCCTACCAGCTAACGCACCTCCCGTACCTGCTGCATAATATTCTCCGCCTTTATTTGTTAGCCATTTACCTGCAGAACGGCTATCAGCTTTTAATTCTGTTTCAGGAAATAAAGTTTTATATTCTTCGCTATCAATTAAATCCCTAACTTTTCTACCAAAGTTAACTGCAAGGTCAGCGGTATGAGTTGCTTCTATAATTTTTAATTTAGGATTTTTACCTAACAAGTATGCAGGAAATAAATGCGAAGCAAATTCAGATTTCGTATGACGTGGCGGCATATTAATTATTAAACGTTTTAATTTACCGTTAGCTATATCGTCAAAAGCTTTCGCCATTTTCTGATGGTGTTCGCCTGAAATAAATTCATGCCAAATACCTTTAACAAAATGTAAAAAAGTTGACGTAGAAATTTCTTGGTGGTCGCGTTTTTCTAATTCTTCTAAAAGAATAGTAAATTCTTTTGCTTCTTGGGTAGTTAAATGCGAAACATCTAAGTTTTTTAAATCTTTTAAATCAGTCACGTAAGTTTAATAAATCCGCTAAATTAAATTCTTCAAAATTTTGTATTGCTTCATCGGAAAGAGATAGTATCGTATCGCCTTCTTCTCGCATTAATTTTCTTGGTGGGAATAAAATTGAATCATAACCTGCACCTCTAAATATATCTCCTACGGGTTTATTAATCATTGATGGTGCACCTACGTTAGGTGATTGGGTCATAAGTTCTAATGTATTACGAGTGTTTTGGTTTAATGCTTGGTCGTAAGGATTACCTTTTACTGTATTTATATTATCACGGATTTTAATTAATTCTTCTATAAAATCGGGCGGTAAATTTTCTGCGTCTGCAATATTTTTAAATTCTGGAGTAATTTTATAAACAGATTTTTTCGGAACATCTTTTAGAAGTTTTTGTTTTAATGCAGGTGTTAAATTTTCAAACATATCTTGGTTATCTATACTTTGACCAAATATTTTTAATCGAGGGTCGGTTTTATCTAATACCGTATAAATACCACCCGTTGATTTATTTAAGTTATACATATCATCTTGAATTAATTTAGGCGTTCGTAACGTTTCTATTCCTGAAGGACCGCCGTGATAAATAGTTTGATTAAATGGTGCAGGGTCTTTTGGTTTTGGAGTATTAAAATCGAAACTTCCTTGTTTTGTTGGTGGTGGGGGCGGTGGTGTTTGTGCGTCAATCTTTTTAAGTTCTTTTATAATCCTTGCTTCCGCTTTAGATGAAGCGTCTAATTCGTTAGGGTCAACTGATTTTGATTGTATATTTCTTTCTCTTTTTAAATCGTTAATTAATTTTTGACGTTTAGCTAATATTGATATTCCTTCTGCAGGTATACCGCCACCAGGAAGATAATCTAAATAACCTAAATATTCACCTAATTTATCTTGTCTACGTTTAGCTAATTCTTGTGATAATCCAGGAATAAAATTTGCAATGCCCGCTGCAAAATTTTGTATCGGGTCTTCAGTATTTAACGGTTGGTCTAAATAATTTAAAACGCGGTCCCCTAACGATGGTAGCATCGTTGGTTCGATTCTATAACGTTCTAATTCCTGTGCCATATTAAGTAAAGTAGTTTAAACAAGGAGTGAGTTTCTTTGTCGGCGGATTATTTTTCACTAGTATTAGAAGCTCCAAAATAAAAA